CCCGCACCGCCTTGGTCAGGGTGTCGATCTGGTCCAGGCGCGTGGCGAACATGGTCAGCCAGTTGTCGCCCCAGCCCTTCACGTCCTCGGGTGTCTCCACGCGGATCGGCTTGAAGTCGCCCTTGTCGGCCCGCGTCCCTCCGGTAACGGCCTCGGTGGCCTCCGCGATCAGGGCCGGGCAGATCGTCTTGGCGTCGCAGAACCTGCAACCCTTCTCCGTGGGCTTCAGGTGCGGGTACATGGCCTTGGGCACGTCCTCCACGTCCTGCCACCCGCCCTCGGGCGGCTGCAGCTCGGGGGTGTCCATGAGCTTCATGATCGCCTGGGCGGCGGCGCGCGGCTCTTCGGCCCAGGCGCGCAAGTCCTCCACCGACATGATCATCTCGTCGTAGTGGTCCATCCGGGGCTGGTGGATCACCATGCGCACGCGGGTGATGTTCGTCACCAGCTCGAAGTCCTGCAGCAGGCCCAGGCCGTAGTGCTTCATCTGGCCGCCGTCGGCGTCCACCCGCACGCCCGCGCCGAACTTCAGGTCATGGATTTGGCCTTCAACCCCGGCCGGAAAGAACTGGCCGCTGTCCTCGGGCCACTCGATCTCGGGCGCGTCTTCGATGATCGCCGCCCCGTCGCCCGTGCCGAACGCCAGCGCCTTGGGCACGCCCAGGGCCTCGTTGTAGTGAAAGCGTTGCTCGGCGAAGCGCAGCACCTTCTTACCCTTGGAGGCGATCAGGAAGCCGTTCACGTAGCTGTCCACGTGGTCGGCCATGCTGCTGTCCACGCTGAAGTACGCGGGCGGCTGGCCGTCGCGCGTCACCTCGATCTTGCGGCCCAGGTAGGCGTGGGCGCTGACGGTCTCGCCCTTCAGCCGCCGCGACAGAACCCAGTCCGCCAGCGTGTGCGCGGCGGTGCCTTCGTCGGCGTACTTGGTGGACTTGCGGCGGCCGGTCTCCATGAGGATTTTGCCGTGGCAGTAAATCCAGCCGTCGGAGCCCGAGGCGCTGAATAGGCTGTGTTCGTCAGGCATCGGTGCGTCCAAATTTCATGAAGTCCGTGGCGTCGTCGCCGCTCTCCAGCGTGAAGGCCAGCAGGCTGTTCACGAGATCGCGCGGCACGTTGCCGGTGAGCTGGACCCGACCCCCAGGGCTGACGACAATGGACAGGTGCATGCGGTCAGCGCCCACCACCGCGTCGACTGTGCGCGCCAACTCCATGAGCTTGTCCTGCGACAGGACGGGGGTGAGGGGTTTAACCACGGATCACCTTCGCGAAGGCTTCCATGGCGGCCTGAAGGTTGTAACCCTTCTCGTGGTGCCGCCACCCAAACTCCAGGGCCATGAGCGCCAGCGCGGCACCCTCGGGCGGTGGTTCCGGCGCGGGGTTGTCGATGATCGTGGGCGCGGGCATGTCGCCCAGCACGCCGCCGTCAGACATGCCCTGGATCGCGGCGGCCCAGCGGGTCTTGCCGCAGCCCTGGGGGCCGGTGAGGCTGATCGTCAGTCGCTCCACGGGCTTAACCAAGGCCCTGGCCCTCATCCCAGTTGATCGGCTCGTTCAGCTCGAAGTTCGCCGTGCTGAAGGCGTGGCGGCCGAAACCGTAGCCGGTGGCCACGTCATCGAACTGCGCGAGGCACTGGCCGGTGGGGTAGCAGATCAGGTCGGCGGTCTTGCCCTTCAGCAGGGGCAACGGGCCGATGTACGTCCCGTGTCGGTGTTCGGTGTCACCCGGTTGCGTCGTCATGGTCCTGGGTCTCCGTGTTGGTGAGGGTGCAGTTGGGCGTCGGCCCGTGGTGGCGAGCGCCGCAGCTCGGGCAGATCGGGAACATCACCACCGGCTCGGGCGGCGTCTTGTAGGCCGCGCCCTCGGGCCAGTAGTCGGGGAGCTTAGCGGTCATGCTAGGTCGCTGTGGTCTTCGGGCGGGGCGCGCATCTTGTCCGGCTCGGGGGCCATGGCCTTGCGCATGTTGTCGATCAGCTTTTCAGCCTCGGCGAACGTCAGCACGGCTTCGGGCGACAGGCTGTGTTGCCACAGCCGCAGCGTGATCGAGCTGTCGCCGCGCTCCACGTTCACGCGGCCAGCGGTGTTGTGGGTGATCCGGCCCTCGCGGCTCATCGCTTCAGCCCCTGGGTGCGGCGCATCTCACCCATGAAGGCGATGCGATCAGCGCGGCACAGTTCGCTGAACCGCGAGACGTTGCGGCGCGACAGCAGGATCACGACGCGCTGCTTGCCCAGGCGCTTGGCCTCTTCGATGAAGGCGTCACGCTCTTCGACGGTGAGGGCTTCAACCATAAACATGCACGGCCGTGGCCGCTCCCTGCGGGCCAAGCGCCCTAAGCTGTTCGACCCAGGCCATGTCGATCTCCGCGCCCTTGTCCATGAGCCCTTCGACCGCTTGCCGCAGCCACCTGGGATGCAGGTGCGCCACCACGACGGTGGCGTTGCTGACGGCCACCAGCTCCTGGGCGGCGGCCTTGGTCTTGTCGCGCCGATCCCGCCGCGAGCCCTTGGCGGCCTGCAGCGCGCCCTTGGGCATGGCCTGCCCGTCGTTGTGGATCACGCGCGGCTGGGCGGCGGCCTCGGCCAGCATGGCCGCCACCGACGCGGACGACAGGCCGCCGAAGAACATGCGGCTCATAGGGTCTTCCTCGCCTTCATGGTGGCTTCGTCCACGTAAGTGGCCTGATCGCCGTTGGTGTAGGTGCCCAGGAGCGCGTCAGCCAGCACCCTGGCCGAAGCCACAAGGGTGCCGTCAGAGATCATCTGGTTGCGCTCCTTGCCCGTCGGGTCAACGACGATCAGGATGAAACCCTTGTCCTGGGGAAGCACGTCGCCCAGGGCGAGCGCGCAGCGTTCTAGCAGTCTGGTGTCCATGAGGTGGTCTCCTTTGGAGAGCGGGCGGCGATCCGTTGGGGTGGGCTCCGCTGGCTCATTCCAGCTCGGCCCCAGTGCCACCCGCTCACCAAAGGAGGCGGGCCGAAGCCCGCCCCCGATGGGCGTTAGGAAACGTCCTCTTCCTCGGCCAGCAGGGCTTCGGCCTCGGCCTTGGCGCGCGGGTAGTCGGCGGGCGCGATCTCGGCCCCCTTGGTCGCGGGCTTCTTGTTGGCCGGGTTCTTGAAGGTCTTCAGGAAGTTGATCGCGGTGTCGCGGCCCTTCTCCTTGGAGACGCGGACCACCAGCGCGGACACCTCTTCGTAGGTGATCCCCTCGGTAACGTCCTCTTCCTCCACCTCGGGCTCCGCTTCCGGGGCCTTGTTGCGGGGAGAGCCAGCGGTCTTGGGCTTGGCCGGGGCGTCGGTGACAGAGCCGGAAGCGGCGAGGTAGGCGGCCAGTTCGTCGGCGCTCTCAAATTCGAGCGTGAGTGAGTGCTTCATGTGTTCCTCTGGTTGCTACAACAAATCACTTGCACCGGCTGTCATGAACTGAGCCGGGGCGTCGATCAAGAACAACTTTCCACTTGTAGCCGCAAGCGTTACGCGCGATTTCACGGGCATGGAAAAGACAGGCATTCAGCAGGCCGTGGAAGCCGTGGGCGATCAGTCCAAGCTTGCCCGGCTCCTGGGCGTAGCGCCCCAGGCCGTGCAGAAGTGGGTGGACGCGGGGTTCGTGCCCGTCGGCCGAGCCCGTCAGATCGGCATGGTGACGGGCGTGGACCACCGCACGCTGGTTGACCCCGTGATCCGCGATCTCTTCGCCTAAAGAAAAACCCCCCGGCCGTGAGGCCGAGGGGCTGAAGGTGTTGGGGGCTCGCGGCCCCCAGGGAGGAAACGCCTACTTCATAAGGCGCGTCGGCCACTGTGGGAAGTGGTTGCCCAGGACGCTGACGTTCCAAATCTGTTGCGTCTTCCACCGCTCCACGAAGGTCTCCACGCCCTCGCGCTTCGTCACCCGCAGCACCGAGTAGGACCACACGTGGTCGCCTATCAACTCGGCGTCCACCACCGCGCCCACCTTGTTGACCAGCTTGCACACGAAGGCGTCGTACTCGACAGCGGCCTGGGCCTGGGCACGCTCAACGAAACGCTCCACGCCCCGCGTGTCCATAAGCACGAGGTTGGGGCGACCCGCGCGAAAGTAGGCCGAGCGGGCTTCCTGATCCTCGGGCGCTGCGTTGTGCCAAAGCCCTGACGAAGCGCCACAGTTGACAGCCTCGCCCGAAGCAGCAGAGCCCTATGCGCTCAAAGCTTCGGGGTTCCTCACAGTGCTTACCATTGACGACGTGCGCCAGCGCGTCCCCGTCTCGCGGCGGACCATTTACGCCTGGATCGGTGAGGGCTCCTTCCCGAAGCCGCACAAGATCAAGGGCAAGGGCAACCGCGTGTTCTTCGAGCCCCAGGCCGTGGGCGAGTGGCTGAAAGCCAATCCCGGCGCGGGGGCTTAGCCTTGGCGCATCCCTGGGGAGCCGCACCCGATCAGTGGCACCACCTGGACCTGTCGTGCGGCCTCGTGGCCGATCTCCTGCCCGTGGTGTCCAACCCGAACGCCAAGATCAGCGCCAGCTCGAAGATGAAGGGCCTGGGCAAGACGCCCAGCCGCTACAATCAGGCGGGCGAGGTGGCTGGGATCAAGGACTGGACCAGCAAGCAGACCACCCCGGCCGAGATCGAGAAGTGGAGCCAGCAAGGTGACTACGGAATTTGTATTCAGACCCGACAGGTTCGCGGGCTCGATATCGACGTACCTGATCGAGAGCTTGCCCAGACCATCGCCCAGCGTTTTCTTGCGCTACTGGGCCGACGAAGCCTCCCCGCCCGTGGCCGCGCAAATTCCGGCAAGGTGCTTCTTGGGTTTCGACTACCGGGAGACTTCCGAAAGCGGTCCTTCCGGGTCGAAGGCGGACTGGTGGAGTTCCTGGCCAACGGTCAGCAGTTCGTGGCCGTCGGCACGCACCCCAGCGGCGCTCGATATGAGTGGGCTGGCGGCCTGCCCGCCGACTTCCCCGAAATCTCGGCTGAAGACTTCGAGCGCGCCTGGGCCGCTCTTGTGGCCGAGTTCGCCATTGAGCCCGAGCGCCGTGCCCGTGAGCGCGTGGGTTCCGGCCAGCCTGGGCAAGACGCGACCCCCGACGCCACGGCTGACTGGCTAGAGGCCAACTGGGAAACCTACGGGTCGGACGGTGAGAAGTTGTTCCTGCTGTGCCCGTTCAAGGACGGCCATAGCGGCGACAGCGGGGAGACCGAGGCGGCGTGGCTGCTGGCGGGGACCAGCGGCTACGAGCGCGGGCACTTCGCTTGCCTGCACGCCTCATGCTCTGGGCGCACCGACGGCGAGTTCTTGCGCGCCGTGGGCATGCCCGCCACCGACAAGGCCGACTTCCCCAAGCTGGCCGCTCCCAAGGCCCAGGCGCTGGCTGTGGACGATCTGGCGGCCGAGTATGCAGAGATCGCCGCCAGCCTGCCCAGGCCAGAGAAACCAGCTTCAACCGGGTTGAAGAAGACGGCGGCCCACCCCACGGGCGTGGAAGCCCTCCCGCTTCCTGGCTTCGAGCGTAACAAGCAGGGCGGCATACGGGCCACCCTGGGCAACGTGGTGACGGCGCTGCAGGAAGCCCAGGTCAGCGGCCACCTGCTGCGGCACGACAAGTTCCGGGGCGAGCTGGTGATCACCTCGGTGGGCGGCGATACGTGGGAGCCCTTCACCGACGCCCACGCCGTCGCGCTGCGCATGGCGCTGGTTCAGCACCACCAGTGGGGCGAGAACGAGCCCGTCGGCAAGGAGATGATGCGCGACGCCCTCACCAAGGTGGCCGCTGACAATGAGTTCGACAGCGCGACCGAGTGGCTGGAGCGGTTGCCCGCCTGGGATGGGGTGGAGCGGATCGAGAGCTTTTACCCGACCTACTTCAGGACGGCCGACACGCCCTATGCCCGAGCCTGCGGGCTCTACGTGTGGACCGGCCACGCCGGGCGCGTGCTGGTCCCTGGGATCAAGGCCGACATGGCGACGATCCTCGTAGGCCCCCAGGGCTGCGGCAAGAGCCGGGGCGTGGCGGCCATGAGCCCGCATGAGGACTTCTTCACCGAGTTCGACATGGAGACCAAGGACGCCGATCTGGCGCGCAAGATGCGCTCCACGCTGGTGGGCGAGCTGGGCGAGCTGCGCGGCATGTCGGTGCGCGACGCCGACGCCATGAAGGCCTGGGTCAGCAAACGCTTCGAGAAGTGGACGCCCAAGTACGTGGAGTACGAGACGAGCTTCCCGCGCCGCCTGCTGTTCCACGGCACCACCAACGTGGACGACTTCCTGAACGATCCCACGGGCGAGCGCCGTTGGCTTCCCATGCGGGTGGCGCTGGATCGCAACGTGGACGTGGAGGCTATCGAGCGCGACCGAGATCAGCTCTGGGCTGAAGGGGCTGCGCGGTTCAAGGCTGACGGCATTGCGTTCGCCAAGGCTGAAGAGCTGGCCCGCGCCGAACACCACCAGTTCCGCGCTCGCGATCCTTGGGAAGGGCCGCTGTCGCGCTGGCTGGACGCTGAAGAGACGGACGGCTCGGCCCCCAGGTACGCGCCCAACGGCGTGACCAGCGAAGTGATCCTGACCATGTGCCTGGGGATCGAGGCGGCCCGCGTGCAGAAGCGGGATGAAATGCGGCTGGCCAGCGTGCTGAAGGCGCTGGGCATGGTGCGCGACCTTCGCCGCATCGGTGGAACCGGCAAGCCCACGCGCGTCTGGGTTGACGCCAATTCGGACCTGGGGTGAGGGCCATGGGGCGTAACCACCTCACCCGAAAAGGTGGTGACAAAGGTGGTTACGCGCCCTCGGGCGTGGGCCAGAAGGAGGCGGATTGTAACCACCTCGGGCCAGATGCAACCACCTGTAACCACCTCGAAAATGGCCAAATTGCTCAATCAGATCAAAGCTGTAACCACCGTAACCACCTATCTATATCTAAAGGTCTGGAGAAGGGGGGTAAAAAGGAAAAAGGGGCATATGGGGTAAACAATAGGCCAGAGGTGGTTACGGTGGTTACGGTGGTTACGGGCTTCGTCCACCTCACGGTCGAAGGGACGGTTTCGGCCGCGCGGAAGGATCAGCGCGCCAAGCTCGTGGCCTGCAGCGACACCGGGGAGCGGGTGGGCGAGTACCACCACAAGGCGCGGCTGACGGACGCCCAGGTGGACCAGATCAGGGATCGGTTTGAAGCCCACCCCGTCGGTCATCCGCAGCACGAAGGCTATCGGGTGCTGGCCAAGGCCTACGGGGTCAGCAAGCGGACGATCAGGGACATTGTGGATTATCGGCGGCGAAATGCGTTTCCCGCCAAGTGGAAGCGGGTTACAACCTATTGATTGCAAGGGAGAGACGCATGCAAGGACGTGTGGAAGTCGAAGAGATTTTGGAGCAACAGGCCTGGGCGGATCGCAACGGGATTGAGCGGCCGGTGTATCTGCCCCCGGCCGAAATGCTGCGGGCTCATGAGCTGAAGACCTACCGCGATTGTCCGCCTGACGATTGCAACGACACCTTGCCGCTGATCCCCATGGGCTGGGTTCTGCTGATCTCTGGGCTCTTCACGGTGGGCTTCGTCGGCGTGCTGATCGAGGCGTGGAACCACACCTGGGCGCACCTAGTTCACTAGGCACGGCGACGACGCCCCCCGAAGCGCCCACGTTGTTAAGGCCTCCAGCTCCCCACGCTGGAGGCCTCTTTTTTGGGCGGTGCGCATGCTGGCCGCTGGCCTGGGCGATAAGGGCTCATGCCCGGTGGACGCCCAACCCTATTTTCCCAAGAGCTGGCCGACGCGATCTGTGACGCCGTAGCCTCACAGCCTTATGGCCTTGAGGTGGTGTGCGCGGACAATCCCGGCTTCCCGAGCCCGCGAACTATCGACCGTTGGCAGGCTCAGCACCCAGATTTTTGTCTGTCTCTCGCACGCGCCCGTGATGCGCGGTCGGACCTCCTGCTGGATCAGGGCCTGGAGATCGCGGACAAGGGCAATGAGGACTTCCGCCTGGAGCTGCGGGCCGGTGAATACAAGGTGGTGGTGGACCAAGAGGCCATTGCCCGCAGCCGCCTCCGCGTCGAGACCCGCCACAAGACGGCCGCCATGCTGTCACCGAAGAAGTACGGCAACCGGCTCGCGGTCGAACACTCGGGCTCGATCAACTTCACCGACAAGTCCGAAGAAGAGCTGGTGGACATGCTGCGGGAAATGATCGCCACCGGCCGCGTGGCGTTCCCCGACGGCTACGAGCTGGTGGAGCTGCCCGATCCCGAGCCGCCAGAGGATCACAGCGACCTTGCCTAGTTTCGTGATCCTCGCCGCCCTTGGGCCGCTGGTCCTGACCCTCTGGCTGATCGTGGCCATGGGTGTGGGCAAGTGGCTGAAGGCCAGCCGCAAGCGGACCCAGCGCGAGATCGTGGCCGAGGCCTTCGACCGCAAGCCGCCGCCCAAGACGTTCCGGGTGGAGCGCGGCCGACGGATCAGCCCGCTGTGACCTTCGCCCTGCAGCACCCGGTAACGGGCGACACCGTGCCGCTGAACCACAAGCTGCTGGCTGGCTTCGTGCCGATCTTCAGCGATCTGCTGGTGCGGCGGCCCTGGGCTCCCAACCCCGACAAGCCGGACAAGGACGGCGTGCTGCAGCCGCACCCGCAGCGGCTGGCCTTCGAGAGCGAGGCCGATATCACCGGCTACGGGGGCGCGGCCGGTGGCGGCAAGACCGATCTGGCTTGCGGGCTGGCGCTCACGCGGCACCGCAAGACCCTCATGCTGCGGCGCGTCGGCACCGAGCTGCTGGGCATTGAGGATCGGCTTGAAGAGCTGATTGGCACCAAGGACGGGTTCAACGGCCAGAAGAAGGTTTGGAAGCGCACGCGGCTGGACTACGTGACCGACGCCCAGGGCCGCACGAAGGCCAAGGCCGTCAAGCAACAGATCGAGTTCGCCAGCCTGCCCAACCTGGGCGACGAAAAGGGCTTTCAGGGTCGGCCCCATGACCTGATCGTGTACGACGAAGCGGCCAACTTCCTAGAGCAACAGGTGCGCTTCCTGCTGGGCTGGCTGCGGTCCACGGTCAAAGGCCAGCGGTGCCGCGCGCTCATGTGCTTCAACCCGCCCACCTCGGCCGAGGGCCGGTGGATCATTGCGTTCTTCGCCCCGTGGCTGGACCCCAACCACCCTGACCCGGCCGAGTACGGCGAGCTGCGGTGGTTCGGCACGGTGGAGGGCAAGGACTACCCGGTGGCCGACGGCCGCCCGTTCGTGCTGACCAACGACACGCCCGACTACGACTTTGACCCGGCCGACTATCGCGGCGAGCTGCAGGCGCTGGTCATCACGCCGCTGTCGCGAACCTTCATCCCCTCGCGGGTGACGGACAATCCGCACCTCATGGGAACCGGCTACATGGCCCAACTTCAGGCACTCCCCGAACCGCTCCGCAGCCAGATGCTGAACGGCGACTTCATGGCGGGCATGAGCGACGACGCTTGGCAGGTGATCCCCACGGCCTGGGTCGAAGCGGCCATGGCCCGTTGGAAGCCCAAGGAGGTGAAGCCGCCCATGGACAGCGTGGGCGTGGACGTGGCCCGAGGCAAAGAGGAAGGCAACTCGGCGGGCGACGAGACCACGATCAGCCGACGCCACGGCCGGTGGTACGACAAGCTGCTGGTCTATCCGGGGAGCGAGACGCCCAGCGGCAACGAGACCGCGAGCCTCGCGATCATGGCCCGCCGCGATCTGGCCCCGATCCACATTGACGTGATCGGCGTCGGGGCCTCGCCCTACGACATGCTGCGCAACCAGCACCAACAGGTGGTGGGCGTTGACGTGCGGGAGAAGGCGCTAGGCACCGACAAGTCCGGCCGCCTGCGGTTCCCCAACCAGCGGTCAGAGCTGATCTGGAAATTCCGCGAGGCCCTGGACCCGGACAACAACCGGGGCCTGCAGCTCCCGCCTGATCCGGTGCTGAAGGCCGATCTGTGCGCGTGGACCTTCAAGCCCGAGGGCATGATGATCCGGGTCGCCAGCCGAGACGAGATCATCAAGCGCATCGGCCGCAGCCCTGACCGCGCGTCGGCCGTGATCCTCGCCCAGCTCGAAACGCCCAAGATCAGCTACGCCCAGGCCGTCGGCTCGAAGGCCAAGGAGCATGACCCCTACGCCAATCTCCGGTGACGGTGCGCATGCTGCGGCCTGGGGGCCGTATCCATGGGCCTTCGACGCCGCCCCAGGAGCCGCACGCCCATGTGTACCCCGATCCAGATTGACGGCAACGGGATCGACCTTAGCGACCCCACCAAGCTGCTGAACCCGGACGGCACGCCCATC